GTAAAACTTACGAAAATCCTCAATTCATGAGAATGAGAGATTTAATGGCAAAAATAAAATAAATAAACTCTAAAAAAAAAATAAAAAATGGGAGCATTATTAGAATCAGGTCTTGTTGGTAACATCGGTCTTAAGCACCTTAAAGTTATCAAAGAAGATACAATCAACAAATGGGACAAATTAGGATTCTTAGAGGGTCTTAAAGGTCACATGAAAGAAAACGTAGCACAATTGTACGAAAACCAAGCGTCGCACTTAATCAACGAAGCATCATCTACATCTGACACAGGTGCATTTGAAACAGTGGTTTTCCCAATTGTAAGACGTGTTTTCTCTAAATTATTAGCGAATGACATCGTTTCAGTACAAGCTATGAACTTACCTATCGGTAAATTGTTCTACTTCGTACCTAACATTCAGGCTTACGAAAACGGAGGTCTTAATGACACTGGTATTCACTACAAACCTTGGGGAGCACCAGGTGCGGAACAAGCATCACCAAACAGTGGTTACGACTACAACACAACTAAAGACCTTTACGATAGATTCTACGAAGGTAACGAACCAGCTTTGGACCCTCCAGGATTGTTCGATTACTCTAAAGGTCAGTATTCTGCAATCACAGCTAACGTAACAACAGTAGCTTGGTTAGCAGACACATTAGAACCTGCGGCTTACGCTACAGATAACTACAGAAAAGTATTAATCGTTATGTCAGGTTTTGCAACTGATGGAGCAGGTAAACTTATCGGTCCTGATGGTCAACCAATGGACAACGAAGCGTTCTTATCTGATTTAACTATCTATGGTGTTGCAGGTAATAACTACACTTCAGGAAACACAGCTAACCCTTACTTATTTAGAGTTGTTACTCAAAGATATGGTAAAGGTATCGTTCAGTATGGTAACAACAACTCTACATTAGTATTCCCTAACAGTAAAACTGATGGTGGTCAATATGACAACTTGTGTGATGCTGAAGGTAAAATCTATTTAGAAGTTGACTTACAAGTTCCTGTATGTATCACTTGTGGTGGTTCTATGGACGGTTACACAGGTTCAACATTCTCATCATCAACAACTACAGATAGTGCATTCAGTGCTAAGTACAGAATCTACAAAAACTTAGAATTTGAAGATAGAATGGGTGAAGTTTCTTTTGACCTTATGTCAGTAACTGTTTCTGTAACAGAAAGAAAATTAAGAGCTCAATGGTCTCCAGAAATGGCTCAAGACGTTGCAGCATTCCATAACATCGATGCTGAAGCTGAATTAACAGCTTTATTATCTGAGCAAGTTGCGGCTGAAATCGACCGTGAAATCTTAAGAGATTTACGTAAAGGTGCAGCTTGGAACTTACGTTGGGATTACAACGGATGGAAGCGTCTTGGTTCAAGTGCAGTTCCTTACACTCAAAAAGACTGGAATCAAACATTGATTACAGCTATCAACCAAATTTCGGCTCAAATCCACAAATCTACCTTAAGAGGTGGAGCTAACTGGATTGTTGTTTCTTCTGAAATCAGTGCTATCTTTGATGACTTGGAATACTTCCACGTATCAAACGCGGCTCCTGAGCAAGACCAATACAACATGGGTATTGAAAGAGTTGGTACATTGGCAGGTCGTTACCAAGTGTATAGAGACCCTTACTTCCCACCAAACCAAGTGTTGTTGGGTCACAAAGGTACATCTTTACTTGACACAGGTTACATCTACGCACCGTACGTACCTCTACAATTAACACCTACAATGTATAACCCATTCAACTTTACACCAATCAAAGGTATCATGACTAGATACGCTAAGAAGATGGTTAACAACCGTTTCTACGGTCGTATCACAGTTGATGGAGTTAGAACATTCGACTTAAGAGAATTGAGATAATCAATATCTTACCCTATAAGAAAGGAGACAAGAAATTGTCTCCTTTTTTTGTTTTAAAGGTATTTATAACATATGAGTGATTTACGAAAATTAATTAAGGAGCATCTATTATTAGAAAAAAGAATTGCTCAATTAATGTCTTCGTTTGAAGTTCAATATTCATTTGAAGTTGATAGAAGTACTCACGCATATCAAAGACGAACAAGAAAAGATATTGAAGATTATAATGATAAAGAAATTTCAAACTCAGAAATAAAATACATAATTGGTTTATCTTTGAAAGAAATTGCAGAAAAAATTGCACAACACAATATTACACACAATGAAGCCTTTGTTGTTAAATCGGTTGAAAAGGAGATTGCAATTGCAATAATACCAAAACATGTTGAGGATAATTTTTGGAAATTGGTAATATCAACTGTATTCAGAGAATCTTATGACAACCCATTTAGAGTTGGTGAAAATCAAATAGTTATTTGGGTAGATTAAATAAAAAACAGGGTGTTGTATCTGAATCGTTCCTACCCTGTTTAAATAAGTCGGTTTAGACTTATCCATGTAATTAAATACTTTGTATCTAAATCGTTTCCTTTAATTACAGTACAAATATACAACTTTTTTTCAAATCTCCTATATTTATTTTAAGATTTTAGTTTATCAGTCCCCAGCCCTTAAAAGCTGTTGAGTATTCACGGACACAAAGGTATTGGTAACATAGTCATTAACTATTTTAAAATTAAAAAAAATGTATTACACAACAACTAGCGTGAGCAAGCCGACTGCTCACATCACAAAAAACAAGTCGCGTCTTAAAATCTACAACGGTAACACCGTATTCCTTAACGATAAGGATAATTTTGAATTTGAAATTCATAACCCAACCCAAAATTCTGTTCTTTGTAAAATCAAATTGAATGGTAAGTACGTTTTTACAAGTGGACTTATTATTCGACCAGGTCAAAGAGTATTTTTAGAACGTTTCCTTGACTCAAATAACAAGTTTGAGTTCAGTACCTACGAAGTAAAAGATACGTCGTCAAACAGGGATGCAATTGATTTAAATGGTGCTGTTAGTATTGAATTCTATGATGAACAAACATTTAATCAATACCCTCATCTTTCGGGTGGGAATTGGAATGCTGGATGGACAAATATTAATACACGTTCACCATATTATGGTGATATGACTTTTACCACCAGCTCATCAAGTGCGAACATTACTATGACATCTCTTAATAGTAATACTAATACATTTGAAGGTCCAAACATTAGAAGTCTTAAATCCAAAAAATCTATCGAAACAGGTAGAATTGAAAAGGGTGAAAAATCCAATCAAAAATTTAGTAGTTCAAATGAAACTTTTAATTCTTGGATGTCACATCGTTTGGATTTTAAAATCTTACCATTAAGTAATAAAAATAATACCTCTGAGGATATTAAACATTACTGTACCGAGTGTGGTACCAAGACAAAATCAAAATATAAATTTTGTCCAACTTGTGGTAACAAATTATAAGATATAAAAAAAGGGGTTCCGTGAGACCCCTTTTTTATTTTAATGTTCTGAGTGATTTGGATATAAGTTCAGATTCGGTTAATGAGTATAATCCATTCTTATAAGCCATTTGAACTGCCCTTATTAACATAAACTTTGCTTGTTCTTCGGTTAACCCATCAATAAGGTTGTCAATATCTTCAGGACTGTATATTGCAACTTCCTCAAAAAGGTATCCTATTGGTTGTTTTTCTTGTTCCATAATCTATTATCGATATATTTATAGTAAGTATATGAAAAGAAATAGAATTAGTGAAGCCACGGGTTCAGGAAATGCTGGTCATTTCAAAGTACCTATTGTATTATCACCACAACCGTGGACTGAAGACCAAGTTGCACCATTTACTAATCCTGTATATAGTTACGATAACGCTGAGTTAGCCTATGAAGAAGCTGATGGTGACTTTAAAGAAACTCCTGAAGAAAGAGCTCGAATAGAAAAAAGAACTGATAAAATTGCTCAGGTAGATGCTTATTTGAAAAGTTTTTATACTGGTCAAAATGATGAAGATGGTAGTGTCATTGGGGATGTTGAAAGTCCCGAAAAAATCATACAACAAGCGGTTGGCCCACTTAAAGAAGATTTGGCGGTTTGGTTTGGAACAAAGAAAAAACCAAAAGGTTCAAAACAACCAAAAGGTCCTTGGGTTAATATCTGTAGGAAAAAAGAAGGTGGAGGACATCCACCATGTGGTAGACCTGACGCTGACCCAAAGGGATATCCAAAATGTCGAGCTGCGGGTGTTGCGTCTAAAATGACTGACTCTCAAAAAAGAGCAGCATGTTCTCAAAAAAGAAGAGAAGAAAAAAAAGACCCGAAAATAGGTAAGGGTAATAAGCCAACTATGGTATCATACAAACCAAAGAATGAATCTATGAAAAAAACAATTAGAATAACCGAATCTGAAATAGTGAAGTTAATTAGAACAATAATAAAAGAAGAACAAGGTGATAAAATCGGAACTCTGTATTGTTATTCTGAATTAAATGATATTAATACCTCATCAAGTAAACCTAATATTGAAATTGGACCATCAATAGTTCAAGGGGTTGATGAAACATCAAAAGGGTTATGGAGAATAATATTAGAATTAATTAATCCTCCATCAATACCAGATAGTCCAATTGGTGACCCTACAACGACGTATCAAGTTGACATTATTCCGTTATCAAGAATCAAAGCAATACTTAGAGGTGAATCCCCAACAATGCCAGATTCTAAAGATAAAGTATTAGTTCATTACGAAAATAATAAAAAATATTTTTGTAGGGCTCAAAATAAGGCTGACGAGGAAAGATTAAAATCTTACGCAACTAATTAATGTGGTATTTTAATACCCGTCTCTTCTTCTAATTCTTCGAAACTAAATACAAAATTCTCATAGAAGTACGCTTTTTCTTCTTCAGACCATTTTGACATTATTTCATACTCACTCTCAAACATGTA